ATCCAGTGTCTGCTTAACCAGATACTGCTCACGGATGAGAGCTCCCTGAGGAGACTCCGGATCAATGGGCTGTCCCTCGTCATCTTTGTACTGTGACCAGTCGATCTTGAGAGGTGCGCCACGGAGCTTGTCGACGTCATCCCAGAAGCTGCCTTCCGGTGCGTCATCCTTGTTGCCTTCATCATCTGCATCGTCTTTGTCGTCAGCAGGTGGTTCGAGTTTCCCCAACTCTGCTTTCTCCTCTGCTGTAAGCTGTTCAGCCGGTTTAGCCTTGAGCTCTGCGAGTCTTGCTGCAGCCTTTTCTTCATCGGTCTGCTGAGGCTTCTGTGCTGACTGCTGTTGTTGTTGGGCAGCATCGAGGTCTGCCAGAGTCTTATCTCCTGTACCGGGCTGTACCTTGTCAAGGTCTGCCAGGGTAGTACCCCCGCTGTCGCCAGCGTTGGCGTTTCTGAATAATCTGATTGTTGTCATACTGATAGGGTTTACTGTGGTTTACTTCTTAGATGTAGTCTTCTTCTTGATGCGGGCTACTGCCGCTTTCTTATCTTCTATCTGCTTTTTGATGGCAAGCTCTTTCTGCTTGTGTGCAAGCTCTTTGTCCTGCATGGCTTTCTCATGAGCGTGCTGCTCCTTGGCCATTTTCTCACGGGAAGTTATCTCCTGCTGTGCCCTGCGGTTGTCAGCCAGTATTTTCTGTGCTTCGAGTGCTCTTTTGGCTATCTCATTGGCGTCAGGGATACCGTTGTTGTTCACGTCCCCTTCAGCGGCGGCATTCATGGAAGCAGAGACTTCATACTCCCCTTCTATAATGGCCAGCTGCTCCTTGCGGTCATACTCTGCGTTGATCTCATCTATCCTGCAGAGTGAGCGTACCTTCTCGTACCTCTCCTTGATCTCTTCCAGCTGCATAGCCTGGTCGTGTTCATTCTCAGCATTGGCCTGCGCCTGCTGCATTTCTATGTCTTCTATCTGCTTCAGCTTCATCATGAGACCTTCCACCGTGTCCTCTTTCTGTATGGCGAGCACCGTGGATGGCTTCACTCCGTTCTGTATCATGGCCTGCATTTGTCCTTTGTACTGTTGCAGTATCTGGAGCTCCTGGGTGGAGAAGCTCACAAACAAGCCAAGGTCTGCATTGCAGTAGTCATTCGGGTCAAGGCTCAGCAGCTCTGCATCGAAGTCGTCAGAGTTGTAGAATGCCCTTGTACCGTTGACGTTGACAAACTTGGAGTAGTCCAGCAGTCCCTGCAGCTCACTCTGTACGAATTCCTCGAACAGGGTGAATATCATGGCAGTGATGGTTGAGCTCTGAGACAGAGAGTTCTGTTGTACACCAAGCCCGTCAAGGTTAGGCGCACTCTCCCCTTTTCTGGGTGGGGTGATACCCAGCAGGTCATCCCAGTCCCTCTTGAAGGAGTCACGCAGAGTGATCAGCTTCTCAATGTCTGCGAACAGACTCATGTCAGCTGTAGCATACTGGTTGTAGCTCTTGTCCACACCGATCTGGTTGCGGTCTATCAGAGCCCAGCCCATTGCGTCTGCATAGTAGAAGAACTTCTCCTCATCCCATCCCTTCTTTCTCGGGATAGCATTGATGTCGAAGAACTGTATCTTGCCTTTGTTCTTCGCTATGGTCCGCTCGATAGCGAAGTTGGTCACCATGTACATGATGGCGTAGGGTAGTCCCATCTCCAGTACACTGATAGCCTCGGCATGTGTGTCAGAGAAGAACCTGCCGTTGTAGGGCAGTTTGCAGCTGGAGAAGTTGTTCATCTCATTGCGCTGCACGGGTATCGGTCTCATCTTAACATAGATGCCGCTCTGTCCCAGTCCCCCTATGAGCGTGCCCTCATAGGCCTCGTTTACCCACTCTTCCTTTGTCACCTGCATAGTGTCATCTACCGGTGTATCCTCATCCAGGATCACATCCTCATGCACCTGCCCTGTCATCGGATCTGTATAGGTCACATACTTGATCAGCTTCCTTCCTTTCCAGCATACGTGGTAGACCGGTATCTTGCCCATTGCAGGCAGGTTGGGGTCAGACTTGTAGTTGGACTCAAGGTAGTTGTACATGAGCATCGGAGAAGCCCAGTAGGGAGTAGTCTCCAGTGTCTCATGGTCTTTCTTCGTCAGTTTGTCATAGTAGTCATCTACTACGTCAGAGAGGGTACGGAAGGAGCGTCTTACACACCATTCTCCGTCCTCGATCATGTCCGAGTCGTTCGGTGAACGGTCAAAGCCTATCTCTGTAACCGGTACACGCTCGTACACCAGGTTACCGTTCACTATGGTCTTGTAGCTGAAGCTGCGTCCGGCTATGAGCCAGTCCTTGAACATCTTCAGCAGTTTCTGTCTTACCTGGTATTCTATCACCGCCCGTTTCATCCATCGCTGTCCACGTATGGCAAGGTTGTCCTTGTAGCTGGCATGGAATCTCTCTGTCACACTATCAGGCAGCTCTATCTGTTCTTCCTGAGGTATCTGCTGGAACTGGTGTCCTGCGGCTGCCATAGACTGCTGTGCCACTGCAAGAAAGTGTTCCTGCAGGTTTGACTCAATGGTCTTTGACAGAGCCTCAAGCCTTGAGTTGTAGGCATCTTCTCCCATGTTCCTTACTGTGTAGGCAAACGGGCGCTCGGCATACTCTCCCAACAGCAGGTCGATGTTGGTACGCAACATGCTGGTGGGACGTATCTTGGCGGGGAATTTCTTATGCTGTGGGTTGGTGGCGTTGAGTGGGTTGGTGATATGGTCGAACCATTCCAGCGGGAACTGATTGTTGTACACCATGTAGAAGATTCTCAGGTCTTTCCTTTGCTCCGGTGCAGCTCCAAAGTTCCAGTTAGTAACAGACAGACGGTAGTTGATGTTCTGTTTGAACCAATCGTAGTCATTGGCAACCTTATCTGACCAGGATAGCCTTTGCAAAGGCACACCGGTAGGGGTCTTGGGTTCCTGTTCTTTTCTGGGTAACTGGTTCGACATAGGTCTTCAAAAATACCTGATATTCAGGCGGGTTAATAGGGGGTTGTCACACTTGCTGTATAGTCAGCTCGGCTGGAGTTCTCGAATAGTGGCCTATTCCAGAATTCACTGGTTTCTTCCTGCGCTCCCCTCACCTCTTCCTTGTAAGCATTCTCTTTCAGCATGAACTGGGCTATGAGCGCACAGGATATACGGTCAGCATTCTTGTCAGGGTCAAACCTTGCCATCTCCCGGAGCATACCAAGGTGATACAGTCTGTGTACATTCAGGATAGGCTTGCCCTCAGGCGTGTAGCCACGGATAGCTGTGTGCCAGTTGGCAAGATAAGTAAGTCCCATGCGCTTCTTCTCGGTAGGCATGTTCATGAAGATGGACCTGTTCTTGAGGCTCTGGGCTGAGGCGAATTCCTTGTTGTGCATCATCAGCGGCTCATACTCCAGCTTGTGCAGCAGCTTGTGCTGCTTGGCATAGTCTATGATCCCCTGCCCGCCACCGGCTACTTCCGATTGTACGGTACAGTTGTAGTAGTCTGCCAGCATGAACAGTATACGGTAGGCTCTCTCCAGCTGCTGCGGCCTGCCGTCAAACCAGGCTACGGGCAGTCCTTCATCCACAGGGTCAATCTGGTTGTACTGTTTCCACACCTGCACGGAGAACAGTGAGGTCAGATCCTCGCTCTCTTCCTTGTAATACGGGTCAACCACTATCTGGTACAGTCCCTCGGGCACATGGCCTGTCTGGTCTGTGAAGGGACGGTTGACGATGGTCACGCAGCCTTCCAGGTCGTCTTCCTGGTTGTGCGGGTACTTATCTACCGGCTTGGCGTCCTGCTTGCTCATGATGTCAAACACGACTCCCTTCTCTTCGTCTCTTCTCAGCTGACCATAGCGCAGCATCTGCTGTATGCCAACATTGGTCTCAATCTTCCTGATCTGTGCTTCCACCTCTGCTCTGTCGAACATATTGCGTCTGAGACGGCGGAACATCTCTCCCGGTCTGAAGGGATACTCTGCTATCCAGTTATCCAGAACTTTGGGATCTTTGGCTTTCTTCTTGACCTTCCTGATCTCCATCTCTGACTTGATAGCGCCTTCCACGTCCACGTTACCATCTGCATCCATGAAGGTCGACTTGGTACGCCATACGGGTACGAAGTAACCGCAGCTGGTGCTCTCCATCTCCGGTTCCCACACGTTGGGGAATTCCAGCATGTCAAAGCTGGCAGGATCCTGGAAGATGTCTTCCAATCCTTCAATGTCGGGACCTTCCTCACCACCTGTACCGAATACAGAGATCTGTCCCACATAGATGTCACCATCCTTGATAGAACCCATTGACACACCGAGTGCCTTCTTCAGGTTACGGAATGAACCACCTTCCTCGAAGACTATCTTCCTTCCTCTCTTACCACGGGTCTTATCCGGATCATCCACTACCACGCCTATCAGTTCAGCCATAGAGCCCTGCTCCACACCAAAGCTGTCCACGTAGGACGCTCTCCTGTGCAACATGGTATCTTTCTTCTGTCTGTTCTGTTTCCATTCGTGGATGTACTGG